AGAATTAGAATCTGCATGGCTTGAAGAGTTGCTAACATCACCGATAACATATATGGAAACAACAGAAGGTATAGAGGTTGTTAATGTTACTGATTCAAACTATGAAGTAAGAAAAACAGTTAACGACAAGTTGTTTAATTTGCAAATTACCATTGAAAAATCATATTTAAAAACAAGACAACGTGGTTAGTATTTTTGTTAATAATCAATCAATAGATTTATTAGAGAATGTAAGTATACCTATTACTTACAGCATAGCTGATATTAGGAATCCTGAACAAAGACAAGGTACATTCACCAAGACTATTTCAATTCCTGGCACCAAGACAAATAATAAATTGTTTAGTCATATATTTAAAATATCAAAACTATCTATATCAACAGATTTTAATCCAGCTTTAAAGGCAGATTGTTTGATATTAGAGGATTCAATCGAGATATTAAGAGGCAGTTTAAGACTTATTGATATTAGCTATCAGGAAAACGGGGAGATAGTGTGGAACTGCGCTGTATTTGGGCAAACAAGTGATTTGTTTTTTAGTATCAATAACGACAAGTTGTCAGATTTAGACTTGTCAGCTTATGACCATTTATGGAGTAAGGCTAACGTTGTTAATTCATGGGGTGCAACTCGCGGAATAGGTTATGTATACCCGATGATAGATTACGGGACAAACACAGATATTACATTAAACAGATGGGCCATTAAAGATTTCTTTCCAGCCATTTATGTTAAGCAGTATTTAGATTCAATCTTTGCAAGTGCTGGTTATACTTATACAAGTACATTCTTTAATAGTGCATTTTTTAAAAGTTTAATAGTTCCTTTCAATAAGCAAAATTTAAAATTATCGGCTACCGATATATTAAATAGGTCTGCATCTGTTAAGATGTTAGCTACTACAACAAAAAATTTAATAATTCAAAATACCGATACAAACCAAAAAAGCGCAAGTGTATCAATAAATTATATGTGGGATTTTACAAAAGAAGTAAGTGATCCTAATAATAATTTTGTTGTAAGTTCTTTTACAGCTCCTTCAAATGGATTTTATAATATAAGTGCTTTTTTTGATTTTAACAGCGCCAATGTATCAACTTTTCCAAGTGGCACAAGTTCATTAACATCAAAAAACATAAATTTAAATGTTAACGTATGGAATATAACAACATCAAGTAAATTAATAAATTCTTTTAATGTAAGAAGTTATAATGAATCTAATTCTGTTATTATAAGAAATACAAACCAAGCTGCGGAAGGAAAATTTTATTTAACAGCTGGAACAGTAATAAAAGTAGAGTTAAGCGTTTATTGCACTTTTGGATTTAATAATAACATAAGTCCATTTAATTCTTTGGGCCAGGTAGATTTAGTAATAGATTCATTTAGTTATTTCAAAGTAACAGCACAAGAGCAACTTTCTGAAAATTCACCGATTCCGATTAAATCTGTTATTCCTGAAAATGTACTTTGCAAAGACTTTATAAGTGGATTGATTAAGATGTTTAATCTTTATATTGAGCCTGATAAAGCCAATGCAAAGAATTTGATTATCAAAACAAGGGATACTTTTTATAGTGATGAAACCAACATATTAGACTGGACAGACAAAGTAAACTATAATGTACCTTGGAAAATAACGCCATTGGGTGAGTTAGACTTTAAAAGATTGATTTTTAGATATAAAGAAGACCAAGATAAGTATAATAAAAAGTATAGAAATAGTTATTTGGAGCCTTATGGGACTAAAAATGTAGTTGTAAATAACGATTTTTTGACAAATGATAAGATTGTTGAGCCATTATTTAGCGCAACGCCAAGTTATAGACCTGATTTAAAGTCTATAAGTAAACGTATTTATCCAGTAATTGTTACTGATACCGATCAAACAACGGGAAGCAACATAAGAATATTGCAATTTAACGGGAGTAAGTTTCTTGATTTATGGGAGTTGTACAGCGAATCGGTTGGAAGTCAGATATATAATGCTTACCCTTATGCTGGCATGGTTAACGATGCGGATAATCCAACATACGATTTGGCATTTGATGTTCCAAAAGAGATATATTGGAGCATGAACGCTAATAATTACACCAATAACAACCTTTATAATGCTTATTATAGTAAAATGATAAGTGAGATTGTAGATCAAGACAGCAAGCTAATTGAAATCGAGGTTTTATTAACTGCCCAAGATCTATTTAACATCAATTTTGCAAAAAAGATATTTATTAATAACAACTATTATATTTTAAACAAAATAATAGATGCAGATAGGACACAAACCAATTTAACAAGGGTTGAACTATTAAAGTTAAAGGCTGGTGTTTCTTTTACAGCGAGTACGGGAGTAATCAATAACTTTAACAATGTAGCATCAACAACGCCTAAAGTAGATGGAGGGCAAAACATAGTAGGTAGTAGTTTAAATGGAAGTCCCGCAATTATAGAAGGCGGGTTAAATGAAGTAAGAAGCATAAGCGCAACAAGTGAAATATTAATCGTAAACGGAGGTAATTAAATGAACATATTAGATAGCAGAATATTATTAAAGAGGTCAACAACAGCGGGCCAAGTGCCAACTGTCCCTGGAAGCTCAAGCCATACCGACGGAACATGGATACCAACTGATATATATGAGGGTGAGGCATTTTTAAACGTTACCGATGCAAGGTTATTTACCAGGGCTGGCAGTACGATTAAAGAAATAGGTTTGCAGAATTCATTAGTGGGTACTTTGCAATATGCAACTAGAACTTTAACGAGTGCTGAAATATTAGCTTTGGGAACAACGCCAATTACTTTAATTGCTGCGCCTGGTGCTGGTAAGGCTATTTTTGTTAAGAATGTATATAGTAGAATAAATTTTAATACAATTGCATACGCTACTGTAGGGACTATGTTTATAAAAATTAATGGTGCATCTGATGGAATAGCTAGTATAACTCAACAATTTTTATCTTCGACTGTTACAAGATTTGGAACATTTACAGTAGCTTATGATTTTGCTTTTAATTCTAGTAATACTAATATATTAGAAAATGCATCTTTAAGAATAAATACATCAGCAAACCCAACAGCTGGGAACAGCACTATTGATTTATTAGTTGAGTATCAAATTTTAGATTTTAATACTATATTTTAAATGGCAGATAAGGTTGTAAGTTTAGAATTTAACGTTAAAACAGCGGGAGCAGTTACCGAAATAAACAAGGTAACAGAAGCAACCAAGGGGGCCACGACTGCGTCAAATCAATATGAAAAGCAGTTAAACGATATCAAGAAACAAACCGACGGTGGCGGATTTAAAGAGTTAACAAGGGCCTTAAAGGAATATCAAAATTTGGCCTTAGAAGCGGGTGAAAGTTCACCAATAGGAAGGCAAGCACTATCCGAGGCTGGAGAGCTTAAAGACCGATTAATGGACTTAAAATCTGCCATCAAAACAACGGGTCAAGATGGAAGAGCCTTGCAAGCATCATTACAGCTTGGCGGTGGTATAGTAGCTGGATTCGGAGCAGTTCAAGGTGTTATGGCCTTGGTAGGTAGTGAATCGGAGGATTTGCAAAAGACCTTAGTTAAACTTCAAGCGGTACAAGCTACTTTGGCAAGTGTTGAGGAGATACGTTCTGTTTTAGAAAAAGAAAGTGCGCTAAGAATAACTTTAGTAACCATTGCAGAAAAAGCAAGGACAGCAGCTACAATTGTAAGTACTTTTGTAACCAACGGTAGCACCTTAGCTTTAAAAGCTTTTAGGGTTGCATTAATTGGAACGGGTATAGGTGCAATAGTAGTTTTATTAATTGCCGCAGCTGATGCTATGGGGTTATTTGGTGACTCTGCAGACGCTGCCGCAAAAAAAGTCGAAGATTTAAATAAAAAATTAGAAAAACAATCTGACTTAACTAAAAAATTAAATGAAGATATTGATAATAATGCCAAGGTTCAAAAGTTAAAAGCTCAAATAGCTGGCAAAACTGAAGCTGACATTATACAGATTGAAAAGGAAGCACAAGCAGAAAAAGCTAAAAACCTATATAATTATTATTTACAAACGCAAAAGGCAAATGATAGTATAAAGGCAAATCAAAAAGCAAGTGCAGAAGATAGGTTAACTTTTTTAAAAAATGAACAGGATGCATATAATACATGGCAAAATTCAGTTAATGAATCTTTAATAATTAACTTAGAAAAAGAAAAAGAACTAGCTGATAAATCAAGGGAAGAAGCAAAGGCAGCCGAGGAAAAAAGAAAAGCAGATTTAAAAACAGCTGCAGATGCTAGGAGGGCAAAAGAAAAAGAATGGCAAGCGGAATTGCAAGCTGATAAAGATAAGTTAGCAGAAGATGAGAAAGCCAAAGCAGACAAAAAGTTTTTAGATGACCAACAACGGGCAATAGATTCAGCTAAACTAGTTGAGGAACAAGCAGCCGCAGAATTAGAAACAAAAAGACTTTATAAAGAAGAAGAACTTGCACAAGAGATAAGGGTAAGAGATGCAAAAATTCAGATAGCTAATGACTTACAAAGCGTATTAACTGATTTAGGCAATTTAATAATTAACGATTCAGCTAAGGCGGTAAAATTCAATAAAGCAATGGCATTAATTCAAATTGGTATTGATACAGCAACAGCATTAAGTAAGGCTTTAGCAGTTACACAATCACCTTCACCTGATAACGTGGCAACGGGTGGACTTGCTGGTGTTGCTAAATATACTGGTATAGCTGCAATGATCTTTGCGAACGCTGCTAAGGCAAAACAGATCTTATCAAGTGGCAACGCATCAGGACAAGCACCAACTTTAGGCGGTAGTAATAATGCACCAAGGCAAATGAACACAACAGCTCCAACGGTTGTAGGTAGTCAATCAACAATACTACAAAATAACCAACCAACAACAATAAAGGCAATAGTTGTGGAATCGGATATATCAATAGTACAGAAAAGGATTAATTCAATTAGAGAAACTGCGAGAATATGAAACTACCAATTTATAATTTAGAAATAAACGAAGACGATAATGAAACGGGTGTTAACTTTGTGGCCCTTGTGGATAGTCCTGCAATAGAACGCAATTGGGTTGCGTTTAACAAGCAACAAACATTCATAGCTAATGAAGATAAACAAATAGTATCAGGGCCTTTGATGGTTGCAGACTTACCGATTTACCGACAAGATGCCATTTTAGGTGAATATTACGCGGTGTTTACAAAAGATACTATTGAAAAGATAGTAAATAAGTTTTTTAAATCGGGTATGATACACAACGTTAACCTTATGCACGATTCAAGTCAAGTGGTTAACGGTGCTTATATGATTGAATCTTATATTATTAATAGAGATAAAGGTATTAATCCTCCGATAGGTTTTGAAGGTTTAACAGATGGTAGTTGGTTTGGAAGTTTTAAAGTAGAAAACGCAGACATTTGGAAGAGAATTAAAGAAGGTGAGTTTAAAGGATTTAGTATTGAAGGAGCTTTCGATCATTTGTTTTATGTAGATAAAGAGCAAAAACAAATTAATGAAATCATAGATATAATTAAGGCTATTGAATAAAACGGTACATTTTTAATATTAATATATTTTTAATTAAAAACGTTATACACATGAACTTAAACGAAGCAATAGAGAAATTAAGCGGACTTGTTAGCAAGTTTAACGCTGAGCCAACAACCGAGCAAACCTTTATAGATGCTAAGTTAGTTGATGGAACTATAGTAAGATACGAATCATTAGAGGTTGGATTGCCTTTAATGGTTATCGACGAAGCTGGTAATGAATTACCCGCTCCCGATGGTGAGCATGAATTAGAGGATGGAACTATGCTAACAGTTGAAGGTGGTATTATTACCGAAGTAGCTACCAAAGAAGAAGAAGCTCCCGAAGTAGAAGAGGCACCGATTGAACAACCAATGGCAGCTGTTGAAACAGTAAGCAAAGAGGATTTTGAAACATTGAAATCTGAAGTTGACAACTTGAAAACTAGATTTGAAGAGTTTACCAAAACAAATGAAACTTTAACGGCTGATAATGTGGCCCTAAAAGAAATAGTAAAAGAAACATTTTCAATAGTTGAGAAATTGGCTAAGGTGCCAAGTGATAATCCAGTATCGGTTAGATCAAATAATCCATTTAAAAAATCAGTAACAAGAGAACAAGAATTAGAATCAATTATAAACAAATTTAAAAACAAATAATATTATGGCATTTTCAGTAGGCACATTAGCTAATTATACGGATGAACAAAAATTCCCTTTAATTAGAAAAGCGGTTTTATCAGCTAAAACAGCTTCATTATTAACTTTACAAGCTGGTGTTAAATCAGCATCTGCAATTAACATCTTAGAATCTGACGCAGTTTTTCAAGCGGATGGTTGTGGTTTTAATGCTTCAGGTACTACAGCTTTAACTCAAAGAGTTATCACAGTAGGTGCAATCAAAGTTCAAGAGGCTTTATGTCCTAAAACTTTAGAAGCAAAATACATTCAAACTCAATTGGCCCCTGGATCAATGTATGATTCTATTCCATTTGAACAAATCTATGCTGAAGAAAAAGCAGATCAAATTGCTAAGGCTGTAGAAGTTGCACTTTGGCAAGGTGATTTGGCAAGCGCAACAGCTAATTTAAACAAATTCGATGGACTTTTGAAAGTTATTGATGGTGCTTATTCAGCAGCTAATGTTAACGCTCAAAAAATCAGCGGAACTGTTGCAACTACTTCAGGTTCTGCAACTGTTACTGGTACTTCAACTTTATTTTCAACTCAAGTGGTTGCTGGTGATAAATTGGTAATTGGTGCTAACACTTACACTGTATCTGTTGTAACTTCTAATACGGCAATCACTTTAACTGCAAATGCTGCTGCATCTGTTTCTTTAGTTGTTGCAAAAGTTGTTAAGGCTGCATCTGATTTCTTTACTACTCCTGTAACTTCAATCACTGTATCAAATGTAGTTGCAATCATTGACGCGGTTTATAAAGCTATTCCAGTAGAAGTTTTAGACAAAGAGGATGCGTTTATTGCTTGTGGAACTGATGTTTTCAGATTATTCACTATTGCTTTAAAAACTGCAAATCTTTATCACTATAATGCAGATGCTGTAAACTTTGAATTGTTTATTCCAGGAACAAACATTAAACTAGTTGCATTAAATGGCCTTAACGGAACTTCTAGAATCATAGCTGGTAGAAAATCAAATATGTTCATGGGTGTTGATTTAATGAACGAAGAAGAAAAATTTGAAATTTTCTTCGCAAAAGAAGCTGATGAGGTGCGTTTAATGTGTGCATTCAAACTTGGAACTCAGGTAGCTTTTCCATCACAAGTTGCAAACTTTGAATTAGCTTAATACTAACTTAAGAGGGTGTAAAATACCCTCTTTATAAAACTTATAAATTATGGCATGTGCATTAACGGCTGGTAGGGCCTTAGATTGTCGTGATTCAGTTGGAGGTATTAAAAGACTTTTAATCACTGAATTAGCGAACAAAGCTACATTAACAACAACATCAGGAGCAATAAGTGCGTTTACTTTATCAACTGGAAAGCAATTTTGGTCTTATGAGCAAGTTAAAGAAACGTCAAATTTTTCTGAATCAATTTTAGCTTCGGTTGAAAATGGGACTTTAGCTTATGAAACTACTTTAACAGCTATTTTTAATAAAGGAGAAACTGCAACAAGAAATCAAATAAGACTTTTAGCGCAAAATAGATTAATGGTTATTGCAGAGGATAGAAATGGTAAGTATTGGTTGTTAGGTGAGGCAAACGGTGCTGAACTTACAGCTGGTAGTTATTCTTCTGGAAGCGCAATGGGTGACAGAAACGGTTATGAATTAACATTTGTAGCTAAAGAAGTTGAGCCATTAAAAGAGGTTGCAAGCGGTTTAATTGCTGCATTGAGCGCACCAGCGGTTTAATTATTTTAATAATATTTTTAAAGCCATAACATCGAATAGGTGTTATGGTTTTTTTTTGGTACAAAATACTTAATTTTATATTTATTAATAAAAACACGTTATGAAAATAAAGCCTGAATTTATTGGAGCGGTTATTTATAACCAACATTTAGATTTAAATATTGAGGTTAAAGAATCTAATATTGAATTATTAAAGTCTTTAGGTATCAATTATATATTTGAAGTTGAAGAGCAACAACCAAAGAAAAAATGAAGTTAAAAGAAGAATTTATCGGTAAAGATATGTTTAGCCAGGAGCTTAACAGAATCGTATTAATAAGTGAGGAAAATATACCATTGTTTAAAGAACATGGATATACTTTCTTATTTGAAGTAGCAATCAAACCTAAAAAAGCAAAAGTTGATAAAGCTGATAAAAAATCAAAGTAATATAATTGTATTAACTTTGACTGAAAAATGTACGTTAACTAATCCATTGTTTTTATTTAGATTTATCAATGATGAATCTAAGGTAAGTTATACATTTATTGCAGCTGATACTTCATTACATACGGACCGCTATAATCGGTTTACTATTACTGAAACTTTAACGCCTACATTAACAGCATCACAAGTAAATTTGCCTTTGCCTGGATTTTATCACTACGAAATTTACGAGCAAACATCACCAACAAATTTAAATTATACTTTGTCAACGGGAATAGTTGAATATGGCAAGGTAAAAGTAATCGGTACTGCAAGCACAACGACTGCATACGACAACCAAACTAAGATTAACATTATATATAATGGCTAGTAATATTTTATACGTTAAATTAAACGCCTTTGAGATTCCTGAATTTAAGGAAAATAAAGGCAAAGAGTGGATTAGTTATGGGAATGACAATAATTTTCCAAACTTATTACTAGAAATGTATGACAATGCTCCAAAACATAGGGCTATTGTAGATGGCAAGGCTGATTTAATTGCTGGAAAAGGATGGAATGCTAATAATAAAGCTGTAAGTGTTTTAAACGCTGCTAAATTAATAGAGTTTACTCAGGTAATAAATCCAAGCGAAAGTTTATTTGAGTTAACAAAGAAAATATCTTTGGATATTGAATTGTTTGGTGGGTTTTATATTCAAGCCATTTGGAATAATCTAAGAACTGATTTTGATTTATACCACGTTGACTTTAGCAAGATTAGAACTAATAAAACACAAGATAAGTTTTTCTTTTCCAACGACTGGAAGGCTTATAATCAATCACCTGAAAAAACAGGTTTTAAAGAAATAGAAAAATTTGATCCTGAAAATAAAACTAGCGGAATATTTTATTATAAAGCATATAGACCGAATCAAGGGGTTTATCCATTGCCTGGTTATGTAGCTGCATTAAAATATATTGAGATTGAAAAAGAAATAGCTAACTTCCATTTAAACAATATAAAGAATGGATTTGTTGGCGGTACTTTAATTTCATTTAACAACGGCCAACCTACCTTAGAGGAACAAAAAGAAATCGAGAAACAAATAAAAAACAAACATACGGGTACCGATAACGCGGGCGGTGTTGTGTTGGTATTCAGTGAGGGTAAAGATAAAGAGCCTAGTGTAATTCCATTAAGAACAAATGATTTTGATAAGGTTTTTGAGGTATTAAATAAAACAGTTACTCAGGAGATATTCACGGGACATAGAATAACAAGCGGTCAATTATTCGGTATTGATGGCGAATCGGCATTTGCTAGGAATGTTATTCGTGATGCTTCAGAGTTTTTCCAAAATACCTATGTAACACCAAAACAACAGACTATTGAGGGTATAATTAATGACTTCGCTAATCTTTTAAATATAGATGGAAAGTTAAATATTATTCCTTTGGAAATTATAGGCGTTGATTATTCAGAGGCATTAATTCAGGCAGTTATTCCAATAGAATTATTAAGA